CCCCCACTCGTTATGCGCATTCTTTCGGTTCCAGCAGTATAAAATTCATGTCTTTCTGGTGTGGAAAATCTTATTGGGTCAACAGATGCAGCAATATGTACTGCTAAATTATCAGTATAAAATGTACCATATCTTGCGTTGTCTGACCGATAAACCCTTAATTCTCCTGCTGACTTAACCTCTACATTCCCCCCACTCGTGATGCGCATGCGTTCGGCTGAGTTTGTGTAAAATATCATTGGGTCATCAGTTGTGGTAGCAATTTGCATTTGATTATTACCTACGGCTACAACACCAGCAGCATTACTTGATTCTAATTTTAATATAGACCCATTTGTACTATTTTGATATATATGTAAAAGTGTTGCACTTGCATTCCAATCTGAAGCACTTGGCGAAGTAGTCCCGATTCCGACATTGCCGCCACCAGTAATAGTTAATCTTGTAGTATTATCAGTAGCTATAAATACATTACCATTAACACTATTCCATAAGTTTAAATTTGTACTATTATGATAAAGATAACCTTTTAATGTACCTGCAACAGTAAAAGAAATCATTGCATTAGATGAACCATTTATATTAAATGCAGTTCTACCCGCCTCTATTGTTGGGTTATAATTACCACCAAATCTAAAGTCCGTTCCATCTGCTCTTAAATCACTGCTAAACGTAGCTGCGCCGGTTGAAGAGATTGTGAGTCTCGCAGTATTATTTGTCATGATGTTGAAACCATGACTTGTAGTTGTTCCAATATATCCTTGATTGTTTTCGGTATTTATACCAAATTCAGCAGTAGATACGTTTACTATTCTAAAATAATATCCTCTTACACCAGTATTAAAAGTAGATAAGCCAGTGTTATAATTAAGAGATAAAAGATTAGTTGTACCAGCTGAAAAATCAAGTACATTACTTGCACTTGTGTACATACCTCTTGATGGTACAGAAGTGCCAGTTGGGATAAATGCAGTTGCAGTTATTGTATCCGCACCAGTAACTGCTGAATTAAATGTAGTTAGTCCGCCAAAATAGTTTCTTTTAGCAGAGTCGTTTTGATAAATGCCATATCTTGTAACACCTGCATATCCAGCAGTATTGTCTGTATAATCTACCCAAAGCCCAAACAAATTATCAAAGTTAGCAGTTGCAGTCAATGTACCAGCCAATCTCATTGCAACCGCTTGACCACCACTTGCACTCTTTGAACCAAAGTGTGTATATATCGCAGTATCAGCTTGGCTACCTAAATTAAAGTTGCCACTATTTGATGTGAATGATGCGGTTGTGCCTATTAATCCGCCAGTTAATGTTCCTCCAGTTAATGGCAAATATCCACTTAACGCAGATCCATAATTTGGTATATTTAGGGTTGCACCTACTAATGTTGCAGCTCCACTTGATCCAGTAGTTGTTAATGTAATAGCATTTTGCTTAGTATTAAATGTACTCCAATCAGCACTACTCAAAGCACCTCTATTTGTTGCTGATGCAGTAGGTAAATTAAATGTATGCGTACTTGTGCTTGAGCTTATTGCAAAGTCAGTACCGCTTGTTCCAACTGCAAAAGTCTGTGTTGCTGCAGTTAATCCGTTTAAAGAAGTTATTGCTGCACTAATATAAGTAGGAGTAAAATATTCCAAAGCAGTAGCTCCAGAGTTTACTCTAAGTAATTGTCCTGAAGTTCCTAAAGATGAAAGTCCAGTACCTCCTCTTGCAATTGCAAGTTGTCCACTCCATCCTATTGTGTGTGTTGAACTTGCTGAAGTTATTATAACATTTGTATCATTTGCAAATGTCTGTGTTGCTCCAGTTAAGCCATTTAGACTTGTAATGGCAGCACTTATGTAAGTAGGAGTCCAGTTTACCCATTTACCAGATGTACTATTATATTGCAAAAGCTGACCATTGCTTACACTTGTAATAGTCGCATCATCAAGATCATTCACTCCAATGCTTACAATCCCAGTCTGTCCATTTACACTCGCAACGGCGTTTGAGCCAGTGGACTTTTGCCATACAGAGCCATTGTACATGACCCAATCTCCGGCATCAAATGTGATTGATCCGCTACCTAGGTTTTGTGTACCTCCTACGCTCACTATATATACATCCCCAGCATCTCCCGTTCCATCGGCCAAAGTCGGTGTGTTAGTGCTTGCATTCCAAGTCCCTTTGTACTCAATTACACTTGATGGCAATTGGGCAGCTGGGATTTTACCCCCAGCATCAAGGCTCGCATAACCGTTGTTCTGACCTTTTTCGCTCGTTGCTTGGTAAGTTGTACTATCAAGCGATCCATCCCCTTTCAAGAACTGCGATGATGTACCACTCGCAATATAATTTTGTATGCGTTGATTACCCCCTGCACCTTTACCAATGTAAAGGTCATAAGTGTCGGTAGTGAACAAAGGCTCGGCAAGCTGTCCTTGTGGGATTGTTGCATTCGTGCCTCTTTTTATCTTTAATGTATTTGCCATTTATATATTTTTACCAAGTTCCGTAATCGCCAATACTCCATTCTCTATTTGCACTTAAATCATACGCCACATCGTTAATTGTAAGCTGCCTTGCATTTGTAACGGGTGTAAAGCCAAGTGCCGTTGCTATGCTCTTTTTCTCCCATAGTGAGGTAGTTGTGTTATAAAAAATACCGTCATTATTGGAAGGGCTTTGAGCCGCAACATTATGAAGCTCATCAAGCTCGTAACCGTTTTGTATCTTAACCTCTATCACACCCATCGTAGGATGTGATCTAACCACTACACCAATGTACACAATATGATCGGGTGCATAAGGCTTAGTAGAAGTGTAAGCACCCGCAATAGTAGGGCTTAAATAAAGAGCCGTACCAACGGAGTATGCTTGCGTATCTAAGCTATTTATGCCACCAGCCACAATTACAAAGCCGTTGCTTTGATTACTAATATCGCTTTGCACTACACCAAATGTCTGCGCACTTGTTATATCTCCAACGGCAAGTGCCTTTGTAACCGTAGGCAAGTTACCTTGACCGCCGTTTATGTACACTACCGTACCTTTTGCGAGTGTAGCCCCCGTACTATTATACACTTCACGAATGAGTGTAAGAGCCTGGTTAATTGTGGTTGGGAAAGTAGCTAGTGTGCCATCCCCCTTTATATATTGTGCGCCCGTACCCGCAGCCGTTACTGCAAGCGTGCCATTGCTAGTCAAAGGCGAATTACTAACTGTAAAAGCCTCTGGCATTGTCAGTCCTACACTTGTAAGACCCGTATCGTAATCACTCCACGAGGTTTGTAAGGTAGAGCCGTCTTGCTTAGTAAGGGTAAGTGTCTTGGTTGTCGTACCGCTTACATTTGCCGCAGTTAGGCTCCTATCGTATGCAGTGTCCCATTCCGCTTGCTCCGCATCACTAGGTAAGCTATATCCACTTGCATACGTAACCGCCAATGTGCCACTTTGTACAAGTGGGCTATTTGCAACACTAAAACCCGTAGGCATTGTAAGCCCTACGGAGGTAAGATTGGTAGCCGCCCCACTCGCACTATAATCCAAATTCACGTAAACTGGACTCGGCTGACCTCCACTAACCGTAATATTGGTTACATCGTAAGTAACCTTTATTGTAGGTTGTGTTGAGCTATATGTAACTTTTATTAATATCATTATGAGGTAACTTGGTTTTGAACTTCAACGTAGCCTTGCATCCAAGTATATTTATTAGTAGAAATGGTTACTTCAAGCTCGTAAGTATATTCTCCAGCCGTATAAGTAGCCGTTGTAACTGGGCTTAATGTTACCTTTCTTGTATGATTGTCAATTTGCACAAATAAAGCATTTAGCCACTCAATCATAACCGTTCCGCTTGAGTTCTTGGCTTGTAGCTTAAAGCTATAAGTAGATACATCAAGTGGAGTTTCTTCACACTCATCTTCGTAGAATGAATAGGTGATAACGTAAGTATCTCCCTTCTTTATTGGCTTCATGTTTAATTCACCTATCATGGCTTATCGGCTTTATCTTTTAATTCTAATTTGATCTCATTAAGAGCTTGCATAATTTCTTTGAACTGCACCGCAGTCTCATCCTCTTTCTTTTCAAGAGTTTTTAGCCTAAGATCATGCTCTCTTAGCTTTATTTTCATATCGGTATAAAGGCGAATAGCACCAAGTCCGAATGCTATTGTTTGTATTCCTAAAACTAACCAGAAATTTGCTTCCATTTGCTATTAAAATTACATAATTTTTTACAATGCGATATATACCGCTTTTACTACTTTTCCGTTAAATGAGCTGCCAATACTTATGACAAAATTTGGTGATGTGCCAGTTACAGTGTAGTTGTAATACCAAGTGCCTTCTATACCAACTGCCACAAGTTTAAAGGTTGCTGGGTTACGACCAGTGATTGTACCGCTTGCTACGGTGTAGCTATCTACGGTTGTAATCTCAGTCAGAGGACCAGTTCCTTGAAGAGTAAAATTATAGCTAGAGTTTTGGCCGATGCTAGAGCTTAGTGATAAGTCTTGTATAATGCAGTCAAATTCGTACACTTTGTAGTTGCCACTCGCATCAATCATGTCTAAATACCCTACAAAAGCCGCATCACTGCCTTCAATAAAATTATCAAAAAAAGTTATTGGCTGCAAATTTGATTGTACCATCTTTACTAGACCACTTCCGCTAATTGAAAAGCTAGATCTATTTGGTAGGTATTCCCTAAATACTCCGTTCGTTCTTGGAGCCAACTCTAAAAAATCCCTAGTAATACTTATTGTAGCATCTTTAGTACACGCAAAAGGATAAACATTACCACTTGCGTTCGTAAATGCTAAAACCAATCCTTGCGCCGTTACTACTTCTGCCATATTAATTTGTTAAATATCTGTCTATATAAGTATCAAATGTTTGTGCATTTGACGCCGTATAACTAAATGTCATTTCTCCTCCGTTCAAGTCTAGTGAATAAATGTTGGTATCAATCCAAACAGTTAAAATATCATTTGTTGCGAGTGTTACACTATTTGTACTCAAATCCACGTTAAAAGGCTCTGGTAAGTTATTAATATTTACACTTTGTGTATTAATAGCCGTACCATTCTTTCTAAGCTCAAAATTTACTGGTGTAGTACCATTGGATGTAACATAACCAGATACATTGCAAGCAATATTTACTGTAATATTATTTGTACCAATATAAGTAATGTTTGATGTGCCGCCAAGCGTAAAGTCAGCAGCACTTACTATTGTAAAAGGTACAAAGTTTGTAGATGAATAAGAGCCAGTTGTAACATCTGCTTCAAATGTTTTAGTTATGTTTGCGCCTGGGTCTTTTACGCTATCATAAACCTCAATTAGCGTTGCACTCCAAGTAGCCGAAGAGAAGTCAATCTCTTTCATGTTTAAAACATAATAAACTTTATTTGGGTCATCATCAACAAATATAAAAGTGTTAATTAAACCAATTGGGTCTGCACCACTATTAAATTTAAGGCCATAGCAGTTAACATCAATTTTATTTCTATTATACCTATTATGCTCCCAGTATGGTATCAATGCTTGTTGCAAAAATGCGTATCTTTCGTCTGCATATCTATATCTAAACCATTCTGCGTTGGTAAAGGTTATTTGATCTGACTCAAATAAACTACCCTTAAAGTTATAAGATACATTGTCCTCTAAATATGTATAATTCTCAGATGTGTTTCTTAAACTTCCAGATTTCTCATATTTAACCTCATGGCCAGTAAGATTTGATCTTCTCTCATCTACGTTAAATACTGGGATTGTCTCAAGAGAAAAGTTCTTAATCTGTAATTGATTGTCAACATAGCCGTCTCGTAAAAATCCCCAAAATTGCATTTTAAACTTTCCAGCATACGGCATAGGTTCAGATGTTACGGTAATTGTCTGCCATTCAGTTGCAAATATATCTTTTGCTGGGTCAACTACCATTCTTATCTGAGCAGTTGGATAAGTTTTGGTAACATCATTCAAAACCCACTTACCTTCTTTATCTAACCAATAATTACCAAATGCAGTTTCTAAATATAAAGATGCGATTAGAATATCTTTATCTTGTAAACTTATAACTCCTTGACTAACATAAGATGGTGTTGCATAAGTAGAAAGATCAAAGTCTTTATATTTAACTTCAAATGTTAATTTGATAGTATCAAGTGTTCTTATGTATGTATATTCAGATTGAATGAAAGAAAACTCGTTATCTCTTAATCTAAAATAAGCATATCTTTCGCTCAGTATTGTATCTACATAAACCTCAGATATATTTCTAGTTCCAGTATTAACTGTTTGAGATAGCCAAGTGCCGTAATAAAAACTCCAGTTATCTAAAGCATATAATTTAAGAGAAGCATTTGAGCTTATAAGTGCGCCCCTTGTAAAAGAAGAGTTTTGTACTACTTCTGGAAACATTTCATATTGCTTGATAACACTATCAAACTTTGTTCGTCTGTTAATGTATCTAAGCATTTCTGGAGCAATAGGCTGCATATTTTCACCCACTCCAATATTTGCATCGTATCTTCTATTCACCGTTGCTCTGCCTCCACCTACTTGGTTCCTAAAGCCTCTTAAATTTACATTCGTAGGAATATATAAATCTTCTAATCTAAGGAAATACCATTGGCCTTTGTATTGAAACATAGTCTGGCCAAATGATTGATTGATCTTGGTCAAAACTTCTAATTTGCTATCGTACTGCTTAGGTTCTTGCATGAAAGTCCTAGCATCTAAATAGCATTGATCCAAACACATATCTGTGTTTGTGCTATTCATTGAAGTATGATACAAGGAATTATAAACCCTTGATTGTACTAAACTCTGTGGGGATTCTTCTAGACAATAACCAATAGCAGTCCAAGGTGTTAATTTTCCTACAACCTCGGCACCGTTATTGCTAAATTGCTTTTCTGATAATTGACCAATTCCTTCGGTTGCAGTAAGCGTCAAAACGTGTTCACCCGCTATCCATGTCTCTTGGAAATTATCTTGTAAAATAAATCCATACCAATAAGGAGTGAAACTACCAAAGGAGAATATTACCTCAATGTCATTGTCATTATTTGTAACAAAGTTATCCATCGTTACCGATGAATCACTTGCTATTATATTTATTGTAGCTTGTTGCGGTCTATAAGGCTTAAATAAATTCTCATCTGTATTATATTCTGACAATACAAACGGCCTTGCGGCTGGAGTCAAATATGTAACACCACCAGTCCAACCTTCAAATAATAATTGAACGGTGCAAGTATCACCTTCTGTGCTTTTAAATTCAATCCTATATTTTTCGCTTCTAGCCAATTCTATTAATATTAGTGTTTGTTCTATTTATCGCACCCACCAAATCTGAACCTCTAAGGCTTAGGCTTACTGCGCCACTCATTGCGAGACCTCCTGGACCAACTCCGCCGAAATTAGCACCTCCACCTACACTTAAAAAATCTCCTAATGCGCCAGTGCTTATTCCTTTTAAACCAGCAGCTACACCAATACCAGCACCAGGTGCTAATATATTTGCAATTAGACTTGCTATACCAGTTGCGATAAGTTGAGCTGCAATTCTTTTTAATACTGCTACAACTGCATTCCCAAAATCAGCCCATGCTATTTTACCAGTTGTAAGCAATGTATTAAATAAATCCTCAATTGGTTGCCTTAATGTTCTATTAAATATGCCAAATATTCTATCATTATATTTTTGAGTAATTGACTCAAAAGATTTTAAAGCATCTTCGTAAAATTTAATATCATCTTTATCTGGTAAAAATGGACTTTTTAAATCATTAGCCATTGGTCCACCTACATCTGTTACCGCAATTCTTATTCTTTTATTTAACTCAATATTATCTTCAGTTAATTTATTGGCTTCTTTTAGAAACTTAATGTATTCAGCTGACCTAGCTGGTAATTTTTGAAATAAATCCTTGTATTCATCTTTTACTTTTTTAATTTTTACAGGATCTAAAACACTATTATCTAAGTTTTCTATTGTTAATTCGGTAAATACTTTCTTTAACTCATCTAATTTTAATCTTAAATCAGATACAATTTTTGCTTGATCTAAATACTTTTGATTTACTAATTTAGTAGCAGCATCTCTATCTCCTTCTGCTAAAACATATTTATTTATAGCTCCTCCAAAATCAGTAACACTATTTTTATTTGCTTTTGTTAAATCATTTATTCGCTTATATTCTGCTGGTAAATTTTTAACAATACCTAATAATTCTCTATTTTGTTTATTAAATTCTTTTGTAGTTTCAACTATTTCATCTTCATATCCTTTTGCAAGAGCTTGATTTAATATTGATTGAGTATATTTATTAGTAAGATCAGTTAAATTTTTTAGTCCTTCTCCTTTTAAACTTAAACTACCAAAATAATCATCAGATATTTTCTTTAATTCTTGTAAAGCTAGTTGTTTGCTTAGATAACTTTTTGATGTATCAGTTAATGCTTTTGATAATGTTTGTACCTTTAAAATTTGTGCTTCTGTACTCGCAGTAGCATTATCAGTTATATCATTTGATGATTTAGCATTTTTATTAAATTCCTCGTATGATTTAGTTAACTCTTCAAATCTTTTTTTATTAACATCTATTTTCCCAAATAAGGCGTCTAAAGCATTGCCTAAACTGCCATATTTTTGAACCAAAGTTGTAATAATTGCAGTACCAGCACTAAATGCTAAAAACAAACCGCCTGGTCCAATTAATTGTCCTTTTAATGCTTCAAAAAATCCTTTTAATCCGTTTGTTTCAGTTTTTAGATTACCAAAACTTTGTATAATTGCTGGAATGTTATTCTGAATACCGATAAATCCAAATGGTAAATCTTGTATTGCAACTGATAAACTACTTACCGCAATTCTAGCACTCCTTGATGAATTGGTAAATTGTTCTACTTTTTGAGTAACTGGAGGTGCTTCTGTGCCTAATTTTTCATAGGACTTAATAAGATTTTGCTGAGTTATTGTTGTCCTAGCTAATTCCCTAGATAATTTATTAAATTGTTTATCTCCGCTAGGTAATGAATTTATTTTTTTACCTAATTCTTCTATCTTAGCAGTAGCTTGATTTATAGCTGCTAATAATTGATCGGCATTGGCCTGAATGATTATGTCTAATCCTGGAATGTTCATTTTGCCAATCTTTTAAATATTTCCTTATATTCCTCTTCGTCTATTTTTGTTACTTCTTCATCACCTGGTAATTCCCAAAGTTCTTCTGGTGTTTTAGGTGCAGTTTTTGGATCAGCCATTAACCGCACCATTGTAAACATCATCATCCTAACAAGTTTATATTGATCTAGCTTATGGTTATTATGTCCATTTAACATTAATGAAAAATGTCTTGGACTAATACCATAAAAATTGTTAGGAAGCAATTTTAGTTCCCCAAAAGCAAACTTTTCTATTTCTTCCCACGAGTAATCTTTTTTTTTGTTTCAGATTGTGTTTGCGTTTCTTTTATAAATTCATTCTCACTCCATAATTTAATTATTTCTTGTATTTGCAATAAAAAACTTTCATTTTTTATATTCAATTCAATTGCATCTACAAAAAACTCTAAATTATATTCTGGTATAATCTCTTTAATTAAACAATTATTGTAATAGCCGCTATATATAATATGAGCTATGCCAATCTCATTTAATTCATTATTATCAAAACCAACACCAGTAGAAAATTTCTCAGAAAGGTAGCGAAAGCTAGCCATTCCGAATTTGATGCCAATTTTTTTGTCATCAATAGTAATAGTAGTATAATTCATAATTAAACAGTTACGTCAATTGTGCCAGTAGAAGCGATTGTTCCAGAAAAGTTTACAAATTCAGTTGTTGCTTGATTCATTGTCAATGATGTGATATAACCAGCAAATTGATGGTAATATGCAGCACCAGCACTTGAACCAGTTACAACTGGGTTTTGAACTCTTACAGTAACTAAAGTCTTATTAGCAAATGCAGTAAGCAAAGAGCTATAAGATACTTGAGCAATTGTTGGTGCGGTTTCGCAAATTGCATCAAAATCCAAACTCATTTGTGGCTCACCTACCGCAGTAAGAACTCCACAGTTTGTTTGATCGGTGGTTGAATCTACCGTAGAATTTACGCTAGATGTACGCAAACATACGAGGTTTTTATATGACGAACCACCAGCTACGTCAATCTCGATGTTTTGTAAAGAACCTTGTACTTGTGCCATTGTTGTTTTATTTTTGGTTTACTAAATTGTTTATTGTTATAATTTTTCGGGCTACATAATTGTCGCCATTATACAAAGGTAAATATAAAGAATTTATCCTAGACATTGGGTAAACCGTAAAGTCAGAATCTTGAAATCCATCTATCTGACTATCTGGAATTAAGATATTTAAAATCTGCCCAGATATATTATCAACTACCGATAAATCATTAACTCTATATTGTTCACTAAATATGTCTATATCTACTTGTACTATATTTTGAAACGTATTATTTGTATTATTTGCTTGCTCTGTTATGGATGAAATAATAACATAGTTTTTAGGTAATGTCTTAAATGGATCTTGCCCATAAACTGGCACATCTTTACCATTATATGTAATATTGCCATTTAAAGCATTTACATAAATCGTTCTAACACTATTTGAGCAATCTTTCATTATTCTTTAATTATATTTTCCATTCTTTTAATCATTATAGGAAACACTTCCCTTACTGATGGATAAAAAAATGGTTGAGCTGGAGTATGCCCATCTCTTTTTTTACTTTTAAATAACCAAGCATATTCTTTCCAATCTTCTTCTAATGTAGGAGTATATTCCTTAGCTGCTGGACCAGTACCAAACTCTACATAAGCAGCATATCTAATATCTGATTTTAATCTATAAGATAATTGGCTATCTTTCTTAGTTGTAATACTATTTCTTAATAAACCAGTATCAACTGGCGCTCTTTGTTTAGATTTTGTAGCCATTTCTTCAACGGATGCTGCCATTTCAGCATCAAGTTCATTAATTAGATTTTCAGTAGCATTTTTTATATTCTTAAAAAGTTTATCAAATGCTGCATTTTGATTTTTAAAAAATATACCGTCAGCCATTAAATAACTACCTTTTTATATTGATGATAATTTAACCCATCCCAGTTAGGATATTGGCTAATAAGTGCTTGAGGATCAGCGTTCATCTTCTTGCCTCTGTTCTCATACTGCCAAGCCACCAAAGCCATAATATCGTTTGCTATGTCCTCTGGAACTGAGCTATAACCACTTTGGTATTGCACCTCATAGTTGCCTTGCGTATAAAGCCACAATTTGCCCGCAATCACCTCGTAGTCATCATTCTTAGTAAGTGTTTCCCAGCTATTTATGCCAGTTTTTATTTTTACACTGTCAATACAAATAACTGGTCCATAAGGCAAATCTACCATCCAAACGCTTGGCTCATAGCCAGTTGTCTGAATATAGCTTTTAAGCAACTTATTTACAAACGCTACCCCAGTTAGTTTCTCAATATGTATTCTTGAAGCATTGATCAGTGATTGTATTAAAGTATCATCTGATGTATAATCAATTCGCATCCAATTCTTTGCGTCAGTTAAGCTCACTGGTTCAACGACCCCATCAGCTAAGATCGCCGTTCCGTTTATATATATCGCCATACTTACTAATATTTATTAACCATTTCTCTGAACCAGGTCTCAAACTCATCAAGCGCTTTTCTCGGGTCATGCTCTCTTGATCTCTCTTTTGCTTTTTTGGATGCCTCACTATATTTTTTGGTGTCATCCAGTTCAGTAATTGCCTTAACCCAGCTTTTAATATCATTCCTATCTTTTATAAAGATACCCGCTTTCCCACAGTTTTCAACCAACCCATCGGCCATCGAGCTTATAACGGGGATTCCACTGCACATTGCCTCGGTTGCCGTTCTGCCCCAACTCTCATAATCGCTTGGCATTAATAGTATCCTTGTTTGCTTATAGTATTGCGCAATATCGGGCGTATTAGGCACTAATTTTAAATTTGGAAGGCTAGATATCATTTGCTGATCATAGCTCCCCAAAACGCCTAAAAAACGCTTATTTGGCAATGCACGAGCAATCTCTTCAAATATCTTTCCGCCTTTGTTCTCGTTGGTGTTAATCAGAGTAATGTATTCGTTCTTCGCTGGATCAATCTTAAGGTCATAAATCCGATAGTCAACGGGAGGCGTTAGTATAAAGTTATCCCATTTGTAATTTAATTTCTCTTTTAGCCATAAAGAGTTATACACAACGTGTTGATTGCGTTCTGCGTTAATGATTTCGGGGTAAGGATGGCTATTATGAATAAGATGAAATACGGGTTTTTTGTAAAGTTTGGCAGCTCCTACTGTCCATCTTGTATAGTCCAAATGCGTTATTACCGCATGACTCCAACGCATTAAATTGTCAACTACGTTTTCATTTGGCGGAAAAACATCAATGCCATCAAAAACATAATTATTTTTAATTCGATATTTATTTGCTTGATGCAAAAGCACTCTTATATTATGTCCTTTGCTTTGCAAATGTTTGTGCATATGATGAATCATCCATTCTGCACCGCAATTATGCTCTGGAGGATAAAGATGTATCGAAGCTACAATATTCATAGTATTTTATTTGCGGAGCCATCAAAGATATTTGTATAATCTGCATGATGATTCCATAGTGGAGAGTAATGTGGTTTTTGCCAAGCTATCATCGGAGAGATGATAAAACTTTTCATTTGTGGTTGTATATATCGTAAAAGCCAATCATCAAATTGATGAGTCATGTCATTATAGCTTTCACATAATTTTTTCGGATTGTTGTATAATACGGCATGGGTTGTCCAAGCTCCGTTTACTTTAAATAGATTATCACTATATCTAAAATATTCGCCAATGATATTGGCCCCTAAATAACAAAGCTCCCAATCGCTAGGAAGTTGTGATATAGCAGATTCAAAATGATCACATTTTCTTATCTCAACATCATCCTCAAACATCATAAGCACATCTGCTTCGCAGTTGCTCACAATGTCTTTCATTGACAAGTTAAAGCTAATTTTGGCATCCTCGTGCTTTATAGCATAATAGGCTTGTGCGTTGTATCCTAATTTGGAAACTTCTCTTTTTGCTTGTACAAGTCTATCGGATGCGTTTAGAGTTGTAAGTATTTTTATTTCCATAGTAAAAAAAAGGGAGACTTACGGGTCTCCCAATATTTATGATTAACTAACCTTAGATTGCACCATAGATACAAGCTGAAGGTTGGAATTGCATCAAATCGCAACGAGCTTCGCAACGGAAAGTGATCAAGTTCTTTACGAAATCGTCTTGATCGAATTCAGTTGAACGAACTGCAAGTCCGCTCTGTTGAGCAATAGAGAACTTAGTAGTGTCAAGAACATAAGCCTTAGACGCAGTAACCAAGCTATGAGGAACAACGGGAATACCCATCATTCTGATGTTACCTTGAGCATCAATTGTGATACCACCAGGAACAGAGTAAGAACCACCAGAAGGAACGGTTTTCAATACGTTAGCCCAACCAGCGTGTGTGGTCAAGATAAGGTTTGCGTTCCAGTTTGCTGATCCCAACTGAGCAACATAATCTACGAACTTCTCGGCAGTGTTAGCACCACTAGATACACCAGCAGTTGCGCTAGAAGCGAGGTCGTTCAAGTAATATGTATCTTCAGCTCTTTGGAAATCTTCAATCAAAGATTGCTGCAAATATGCGTTCAAGAAAGGAAGATCATCAACCATTTGGCGAGATACCTTTACATAGCCAGCGATGAATTGCAACACTTTGTTTACAACTGTTACATCGTAGTCCAATTGTGCTTTAGCAGAACCTTCAGTTTGCTTACCGAAAGAACCTTCACCAACTGGAGTGTTTCCACGAGGGAAAGATACTGAACCAGTTGAAACTGGGATGATGTTGAATACACTTCTGAGGTGTGGGTTAACGAAAGCACGAAGTGCTGGAGAGTTGATGTAAGAAACATAAGGGTTACCAGTAAGGTTAGAAGCCTCTGTCATTACACCTACGGTTTTAAGATCCAACTCGAAGTTGAAACCTTTACCGTTTGATCTAACTGCTTCTTTAATTGAATCGTAACCTTTTACGATTGCATCGCCGATTGCAGATTTGATCTCAGCAATATGCTCGTTGTAAGATTGTGCAACTTTCTTAGTCTCAGCAGCACCAATTTTACCAAATGCAGCTTTAGCAGCGAGAACTTCTTCTCTTGCTTCAGCAATTGTTTTGTTGTTTTTTGCGAGTTGCTCGTTGATAGCCTCAACTTTGCTTTCGAAAGACTTAGCAGCCTTCTCAGTAGCAGCAGCAACTTCAGCTTTCTGCTCGGCCATTTTGGCTTCGAGAGCAGCTTCAAATGTTTTAATGTCGCTCATTTTGTTAATTTAAAATTTGTTTATAATATTTATTAAATACTCAACTGGAACCTCTTCTTCTTTTTGCTGCGCGGGTGTCTCATCGACTGCCTTTGTGCTACTCATACGTTCAATCAGTTCAGCGAGTTGTTTCACTTTTAACATACACAAATCAATTGTCTCATCCGTTACATCACTGTTGCGGATAAATTTCTCAAAAGATTTGATTTGATCTTGTATTTGCTCAATGTTATTCATATTCTTCATGCCTAGTAATGGAGTTGCTTCGTTTGCTCCCCATGCAGTAAGGCTTGAACCTTCAAAAAGCATTACTTCATGGATTTGGTTAGCATCTCCACTTTTTTGCTCTCTTAGTGTTTTAAATCCGATTGAGTGTTCGGCAATAAGCCCACTCTCAATCATCTTGATATAATCTTGACCAAGGTTGTGTTTACCAACCTTGCTCTCATAATAAAGTCCGTACTCGTCCTCTTTCAACACTTGTATTTTACCAAGCGGCTTAGATGGATCATGGTTAAGTAGATGCTTAATTCTTCCTTTTCCTTCTGGTCCCCAATCTTGGATTGATCTTTTAAATGCACCTGGCATCATTATATCGCCATCGCTATCTACATTGCCAAATGCGGAGAAATAACCAGTTACAACTCCTTGCTTAGTATCAACATCTTTAACCTCTAGGTTAAATGATTTGTAATTGTATATCATGCTTTTTCTATTGTCTATTTGCTCTAATTTACGAATTGCCCAATTAATGCCCGCATCACCTCCCCAAGCGTCCCACATAAGGCCACCGCAACCCTCTGAATAAGGCACATCTTTGTTTTGTTGATGCCTTTTAAATGATGCCATTCTAGCAATGGTATCACGAGATATTTTCTCACGACTTGCTAGTTGATTTGCTCTTGTCCAACCTACGGATGTTCCGCAATCACTGCCATTCTCCTCTTTCCATTTTAATGCTCTTTTTGCATTGTTAGTAGCCGCTTCGGGGTAGTCGTTATAATTTTCTTCTTTCAACTCCAAACTTTTCTCGCCTTCTTGCGCAAGATAAGCCGCATACGCACGCTCCGCACTATCACGTGATGTATAAATACATTCACCGTCTTTCCCAATCGCATATTTACCGTTTGAACAAGCGTATATTGGCATATTTTATCTTTTCATTATTAATCTTCCGTTCTCATCCCTTCTCGGTACAAAACCAACTGTACATCGACAATTGATTGTGAAGCCTGCTGGGGCAGTTGGATCACCAGGTTGTGCAGCTAGCACTGTATCGCCTTTTTTACCAGTGGATGTGAACGGCTCATTAAAAGGAACTGTTGCACCATCCATGTGAAAATGATCGTAAGAATTTCTTGGAATCCTACGAGTTCTTATATCACGACTAGCTATCCAAACCTTATCCACTTCAAAGTTATGCAATTTTGCGCCTTCCATTGCGGCATAGTTACTTGCACGCATCACCTCCGTTCTTGCTATTCTTCTTGCCCTCATCATTGCATATCCTAGCTCATCACTTTGTACGATCTGCCGACTTATCTCATCTATACCAAGCCCCTCTGCAACGCCTTTGTTAATGATGGATAGTAATTGCTTTTTTGTTGTCTGCGTAATGTCAGCTACAAGCATAAAGCCATACTGAGCCAAAAATTGCATGATGGTAGTAATGAAGTCATCATTTAGTCCAAATGGATTGGCTGCTTTCTGACTCATGTTTCTCACTGCTCTAAATGATGCGTTTCCGAACATAACCGCCGCTTCTCTATAAAGCTGCATCATTATTTTCATCATCTCATCATTCCAAGCGTAAGCACCCATCAGTGTTTGTGCAGCACCCGTACCATAAAGCCTCACATCACTTGCTACCTTCTCTAGGTCTTTGCTAATTGCCTTCTTAAATAAAGAACTATATTTTGCATCGAGCTGCCTACGCATCCTTTCAAACTTCACCCAATATTCGCTTCTTTGCTTCGCGTTCATCGATGCACTTTTGTTTATATGCTGTCCTCAATGACATCATCATCCTCTTCTCTACTGCGCATTGCTGCTCGCTCTTCTGCTTGGGATATTTCGTCATCACCATCCTCATTATCTCCTCGTCTGTTGTTTGCGATGTTATCTGATCCGTTGTCCATGCCATCTTCTTCGCTTGGGGGTACCGTTAAGTCCATCACTGCTTGCTCAATAGGAATTAATCCGCTATTGATATAAGCATACTCAAATGCGCCTTCTCTTTCTTGATAGTTCATTGCAACACGCTTTTCATCCATTGTTAACCAATTGGCATCACGAAGTGAACGAACCATTCTCTCCATGTCTTGCTGCATCTCTGGAAGTGCCGTAATATCAAAGTCGATAAAATAATCTTCTCCGTACCGAGGCACAAGGAATTTATTTAACTCATCACGCAACTGACAACACATTGGAATAATTGTGTTGGTAATAAGATCACGCATTGCGTTTTGGTAGTTATTATAGCTTGACGTATCAACATCGAAAAGCACTGCTGGAAGCCCAAACACTCGGCACCACTGGTGCATACTCATTCTGAGTGTGTTAACCAGCTCCATGTCAACACTAGAAAGTCCAAAGTTTAAATAGTCCCAAGGAGTTTGCAGCACTGCCACTCTTCCCTTATTATCTATTCCGTTTAGATTCTCATTGACTGCTCTTTTAATATCGTTCGCTTGATCGATTGTAAATGATGGCACTATGCTACCAAGTGGCTTTGGGGTAATTGCTCCTTTCGCTCCACCATTGCCAGTCATTGTTGCACTTGCATCGGCAGCATTGTTACTCATGCGAAGAGTCTTATACGCAGCACGAAGTGGGGACAGTCCACGAAGATGTGTTCTTCTAGTTGCATCAAAGTCTGGGTTCCAACTTCTCCACATCATCACTTGCTCTTTGGGTAAATCAACACCGGCACCAATTTGAAGTTTATATCCAGCAATTGCATATACATCTTTCGGATCTGGATATATCTCAAGAAATTGAGTAGGTAAAATATTAAGCTCACTAAATGTGCCTCCTATCTTGCCATCATTGCCATAAATATTTCCCTCACCACTTAGGTACCTATATCCAAATAAATTCTCGAAGAACTGATCTTGAGATTGATAAGAGTTAGGCTGCTCAAGAAGTCTTGCAAGAGGAGTACCCATTATGATATTCTCACTGTATGCGTTTTTACGTGCAATAATAGCCTGCTCGTATGCACCTCTATGTTGTACCCCTTTTACAAGTTGCTTGTAACGCATTAAGTTTGTGCGAGCTTTCTCCCCTGGGTTTAGTTTATAAACATACCAAGGAATTGAAGCACTCTTGCGTGCTAAAAAGCTTACAATGGAATAAACATCGGCATTGCCAAGATAACCTTGGTTTACGTACTCTATTCCAGTATAATCTTGTATTACCGAACTATTGATGCCGACCATTTGCACTGCACTTGTCGGATAAGGATTGATGCCCTTCTTTTTGAATAAATCAAATAATCCCATGTTGTTATATTGCTCCCCAAGTTACACTTGGGATTGTTAATTTAGAATATATTGCATATCTCATAGCATCACTAATGTGGTCATTGAACTTGACTGGTTGATCAAGTTTATTACCATTCCTATCCGTTTTCCAACGGTAATTTTTTACCTCTTTGAGTAAATTTACGGAATCTTGATGAATGTATAGTGGAGTAGCCTTAACGGAACGTATTCCCTCAAGAACATCCTTATTAGCTGGCTTCGCATTTAGTCCTTGTCTTACCAACTCTTCAATTGTTTTTGGCTCTGCGGCATCGCAATAAATTTCATCGAACTTATCTATTCCCAAAGCTACAATTTTTTCCACTAAGTCATTTGTAGTAAGTTTGGTTTCGTAAATCAGTTCTTGTACATAAGCCGCATTTTCATAAAACACTACTTTCACCATTGCACTCGGTACATTGAAACCAAAGTCTAAGCCATACACTGTTTCACCTTCTGGCATTGTTTCCGTTGTTCGGTAATGAAGGTAAATTAGGTCTTGACTCAATCCACGTTCACCAAGGCCATAGATTTGCCAATAGTTAGGGTCTGCATCTTTTAACCTCTCTAATTCGTCAACCAGTTCTTTTGGAAGGAAAGGATTGTCTTTGAAAGTAGTAATATAAAAATCAGCATCGTCTCTTGGAATCACATCATCGTAAATCCATGAGGAGATGTCCGATGGGTTATAGTCAATAACAATTCTACCTTCCGTTCTCATTATGAGCTGCATCCATGCTTCGTATGATAACTCGTTTGCCTCATTGCAAAATAAATAGGTTCTAGCCCTACCTCGAATCTTTTGTGGTTGATCAGCACTAACGAACTCGACCACGTTACCATTAAGCTGATATATTTGCTCCGTCTTATTGTGATTATCTTCCGAATATATTCCGAGTCGGGAAAGAATGTCCACAAAGTCGCGTAGGACTGAACCTTTTATACTTGGGAGAGATTGCCTCACTATCGTTAATGTCTTACCATTCTCTTGAAGTAGCTTTACAATAAACCAAATAAGGATATTGTAAGTTTTACCCGAACGGGAACCTCCTTGCATGACCGTAATGCGCTTTTTTGAGTCTTGCAATATTTCAAAGATCTTGTTAGTCTGAAGTTTAGCATCCATAGTTTTAGTTATTTTCTAAAAATTTAGTTGTCGTGAACCAAGTTGAAAAGTGGGTATAAAAGTGGGGTCATTAGTGTATGTGGTTTTTATCTAGACAATACTTTAATAGCTACCAAAAATCTGACTTGCCCCCAGCCCTGCCGACCCGAAAAAACTTAAAGTACCCCCCGTTAGTGGCCGCAAAAAAACCCCAATGAGACGCACAGAAACGGCCCAAAAAAACCCTATCCCCGCGCTCGCCAGCCGCCCGCCTCAAATTTAGTTTTGCCCGTCCTCAATGGCCTGCAAATTCGGTTTAATCACCTCAATTTGTACCTGATTTAATTGGCCTTCGATCTTGCTTTCAATTCGTTGCGTAGGCATCCCCATGTAATATTGATAAAACAATTGAACGGCTTTCATGTCATTGCGCATCAAGTTATATTCCAACGCTTGAAAGGCCTTG